GTAAAAATAAAGCATACATTATTGTGAAGTTGCTCAATCACTCCACGAAGACAAAGCATCACATCATTAGTTGTCCCATCAAACTCATCAAAGAATACTACTTTTTTCTTATCATTAAACATAGAAACAGTAGTTCCAAAATTAATGACTTGATTGCGAATAGTATCCAAATATCTACCCTCAGAAGAACCATTCAAAAACAAAACATCCTGTTTTGTAATCTTACAGAGAGTTTTAATAGTTTGTGTTTTACCACAACCCTGAGAACCTTGTAAGATAAGATTTTGATTCAGTTGCCCCTCACTTACTACATTAGTGAAAAACTCTTTTACACTTTTAGTAAGAATCAAATCATCAACAGATTCTGGTGCCCACTTTTCCACCCACAAGAATGGTTTAGTATCAGTAATTTCCATAATTTAATTTATCCAAGAAGGTTTACGCTCAGGCATACGTATATAGTTATCAGACACCCAAGGTTTGGATGCAATATACCTCTTATATGCCTCAAATGTATCAATAGTATTATCAGTCTTCCATTCCTCAGGCATAGCACGAGCAAATGGAGTCACTTCTGTAATCTTACCCCTGGGAAACAAATAGTATGCATCCACAAGGGTCTTATAACATGAGTGAGTTTTATTATACCGCAGGCAGTATTCATCAGACAAGTTCAATCCCCACTTAATTAACCAGTAGGCATTATGGATACTCTCCATAGCCCACTTGGTACAGGGGTGATTGCGGAATGCTCCTTTCTCGGTCTTATAGGGAGTTCCATCTGCCTTGGGGAGAGTGCCGTACCCATAACCCCACTTCTCGGAAGCTACGATAGAGAGCATCTGACAGCACTCTAGGGGCATCTTAACGATGTGTTTGTCGGGAAGACAAATGGCACTCTCAGCAGGCCAAGGGGAAGTAACGAATATATTGATGGTAGGTTCCTCAACTCATTAAATGCTCATTTCATCAACCAAAAGTAGAATCAGGCTCCAGAGCAACATGATAAGTCACATCAAAGGAAGTATTCTTAAATCGTGACAAAAGTTTACTTGAAATCACTACCTCATAATTTCCGGGAAGAATCTTAATGTTTTCTACTTTGAAGTTGAATGAGAACTCTTCATCAGTTTCACCAACAATTACATCATAATAGTTAGAAGTATCGTTCTTTTTATCACGAACAACCAATCTCACAACACCTGCTTCGCCAACCACAGACAGGTCAGGAAGTTGATAAACAGCAGCAGCCTTAAGCAACTTATCAAGTTCTTTGGTATCAAGAAGGAAACAAACATCTTCAGAGGGTAAAGCAATATCTTTATCGGGAGGAGTAATGATTACATTAGGATCAGCAAAAACATACTTAGTACGAGATTTTCCTTCTTTAATGACAACATAACCATCGTTCTGGAAATCTAATTCAGGATTTTGATAGAGATTTAAGCCATTCAAAAATTGATTGAGATCATAAATGCCAAAATCTTTTGCAAATTCTTCTTCAATAGTCGCTTCAGCAAGAATATTCCTCATGACGCTTATCGTCTTAAGGGTTTTTCCTTCCTTAAAAAGAATAGACTGATTAATTGAAGAGAAATTCTTAAGAAGGGTTACAGTTTTATCAGATAGTTTCATAGTATTTTAGTATCAGCGAAATTCAGAAAGGCCATTATCTCGACGAGAGTAGTGTCCGTCAAAGTGAAGAAGAAGCATAGCATAGTGAATTACTTTCATCAAATCACGCTTATTGCGACCATCCTTGTCACCGTATCGACTTCCATACTTGAGAATATTTGATTGACAAAAACCAACGGCAAGATCTTTTGCTGCCATCAGATCAATTGTCTGAATATCTTTGTAATCTTCATTATGTCCGCAGTAGTGACTACCATAAGTGCTGGTCACATACTCCTGAACATCTTTCAGGATTTTATCTTCATTGTATTTCCAAAGATGATTAATAGGTTCAGTCATACTCACAGGTGTTTTTGTAATTTCAATTTTATCGTTAGAGTTCAAACTAAATGTAAACTCGTTATAAGGATTCTCATCCATAATAAAGGGGGAGATAGGTTTACCTCCCCCTATTCTATCAGTTTACTTGCTGATCGTCAAGGTTGTAGGTCACATACCCACCTTCAGGCATTTTAAAATCAACATCAACCTTATCATAAAGTTCAAGGAATGCTTGCTTTGTTTCATCATCAAAGCGGTTCACGCATACTTGAATTGCCTTTGCTTTATCTTGGAAGATGCTGTAAGCACGGATGATATGAACCAGACGACGAGTGCTGATGATTTCTTCAATACCACCATCAAAGAATGTCTTACGGATAATATCCGCCCAGTCCACAAGACGCTTACAGAAGTCACGGTCCTCCACCCCAAGGTCCAGAGCGATGCCTTCCAGAATCTTTTGCTCGGTAGCAGGGGCAGGATAGGACTGCTCAAAAGTCACAGGGAAACGCTCTAGGAAAGCCTCGTTGAGCACGTTAGTGCCGATAAAGCGCCCATCATCACTACCCTTACCTTTGGTGTTTGCGGTAGCGATCACGTTGAAACCAACAGCAGGTTTCACCCAGCGACCAATCTTCTTCAGGAAGACTCCCTTACCTTCTAGAATTGACTGAAGGCAAAGGATTTTATTGGACGCTAGGTCGATTTCATCGAGAAGAAGGATTGCCCCTCGCTCAAGCGCTTCGATGACTGGACCGTTATGCCATGCAGTATTTCCATCAACAAGCCTAAACCCCCCAATAAGATCATCTTCATCAGTCTCAATTGTAATATTCACACGAATCAATTCACGACCAAGTTGAGCACACGCTTGCTCAACACTGAACGTTTTACCATTACCCGAAAGACCCGTAATGAACGTAGGATAGAAAAGACAGGATTGAATAATTTTTTTAATATCAGTAAAGTTACCAAACTTGACGAAGGTATCATCTTTTTCAGGGATAAGATTTTGCTCTACAGGAGGAACCACAGCAGGCGCTTGGAAAGTACGTTCGATTTCTTCCACCTTTTGTTGGGTTACTTCAAGATTCCATTTACCACGACCGACTTTAAAAGGTTCAAGTCGCTTAGACACTGTGGGATAAGAAATGTTTTTAGATGCGCAATAACCACGAACATCACCTGCCGTAATATTATTTCCAAATGTATTTTTGATGTCAGTTAGAATTTGATCGTCTGTCATTTGAATTCGTTTCATGATGAGGTTGTTTGTTCAACAAAGTAATTATAAAGCATAAAAGGTCAAAAGATGATCTATAGTAGACAGTTTAAATACTGTCCATTTATGGAAATTTTTTATGCTACTAAGGATATAAATTCTCCTAATACCTTTTTATTTAGTTTCTTAGTCTTTAAAGACTTAACAAAAGCAGATTTAATTTGAGACTTGGTAGCACATTCAGCAACTTCAAACTCAGTATTCTGAGAAAGTGCAGTTGCAGACATACCAAAGTACGCATCATAACCAGAGTTAGTGATAGTAAAACTTTTCATTTTTTTCCAATCACTTTGTATTTTTTCATACTGCTTATCAGACTCTGAATGATAAAGACCAATGAATCTTTGAGCTACTCTACTTTCAAGAACACGGATACCAATAAAATTAGTAGTTGAAAAAATATCTTTTAAATTTCTAAGAAGTGTGTCAGTAAATGAATGGTATCCGTGTTCAACTTTATACGTCGTTCCCAATCTACGATCGCGGAGAAATGTACTATGAGGATATACATATCCACTACCAAGTCTAGGCTCTTTATCCCACATATTCTTCACTTCCCTGTGATAAGTAAGTTGATTTGCTTCACCATCTGTCAAAACAATGCATTGAACTTTCTGAAGTTTATTTTCTTTTTGAAATTTGGGAATAATTTGATGTAGAGAAATCAATGCCTCATTCAAGGGAGTTCCTGAAAGACACAAACGATTTGAATATGTATAAGGAGAGCTATAAGTTCTAGAAAAACAATAAGCAAGACGCCAAATGTTAATAAGTTGCCTTTCCAACTCTTTACCAGAAACTTTGTTCGTAAGAATATTCATCATAGAAAAAGTTTCATCAACAATCAAAAGATTTTCCTTTTTTTTGTAATGAGGAGTGCGATCGGCAGCAATATAACGATCAGTTTCATAATCATATTTTCCACGACGCCATTCATTTGTAAAAGCATATACTTCAAAGGGAATAGAAACCTTTTTACAAAACCAAACAAGATTAAATAGCTGTTTACACGTATCTAGCATTACGTCTGACATAGATCCGCTCCAATCAAGTACAAATACTAGACCATGATTCTTACCATCAGGAAGTACAGAGACTTTCTTGAACAAATCTTCATTGTACTTGTAGGTATGAAGACGAGCAGTATCAAGAACCCCAGTACGAGCAGTTGATGCGCGAGCATACTGATCTGCTGCTTTACGACATTCAAACTCTTTCACTAGATAGTTGACTTCTTTCTGAGCAGAAGACTTAAACTTTCTGAACTCAGTATCAGATTCTTCATAAAGATTCATAGCAGTATATTTGTGAAGAACAGAATGTTCATTATGAAGTTTCTGCTGATGCTTAAAGGAAGCATCAATTTCATTATGAATGTCGGAATTTTTTCCGATAACGGTATCAAGATTTAACTTGGGTATTTCCACATAAGTATTTTCAAATAAGTCATTTGAAACAAGATCTTGGATTTTTTCTTCTAAAGAATCAACAGTACGAACTTCGGGTTCGTCAGAATCACCACCAGATTTAATTGGCGTTTGATCACCCTGAGCAGTTCCTCCGTAAGAACTATCTCCTTCTTCAGGTTGAGAATTATTACCCTCACCATCTTGTTCAGATGAAGAATTATTAGTCTCTACAGTTTCATTAGATGGAGACTGTGAATTTCCTTGAGTTTCATGCGTATCAAAATCTGAAACTTTTTGTTCTTGTTCTTTTTCTTTCTTACAATACTTGTAAAGTTCTTCAGCAGCAATCAAAACGTCAGAAAAGGTTTCAGATACTCTAATCAAATTGATAATTTCTTTTTCTTCACCATCTTCAATAGGAATATGAATATAATTTCCAATTTTGAAAAACAGATTTGCACGGTCGGCAAGATTAAATTTAGAAATATCTTCCTCTTCAATCTGAAAGAAGTCATCTTCTTTTAATTCCTTATAGCCATTGAAAAAAGTTTTCGCAAGACCAGCGTACTTACGCTTCATCAATTTTTCAATTCGAGCATCCTCAACAACATTCACAAATTGAGCAGGAACCTTTACCTTATCGGTCCAATCTTCATCGGGCGTAAATAAAGCATGGCCAACTTCATGACCTACCAAAAGGTCATAAACAATATTACTCGCTTTTTCCCATAGAGGAAGAGTCAATACACGAGTGTGAACATTGAAACAAGCAGTAGGAACACTTTTGTGTTCTACCACTAAATCCTCAGTGGCAAGCAATTTGGCAAGTTGAGATTTGATTTCGTGACGAACAGGCATTAGTTTGTTGCGTATGAAATCATTATACAAAAAAAAGAGGCCTTGCGACCTCCTAGTGGACAGTTTGAAAAGTGTCTTATTACATTCCATACTTTTCAAAATCAGCTCGCGCATCTGCAGCTGCTTGCTTATGTTGATTTTGCCTATATTCTCCGGATTTCGATCTATTTTTTCTCGCCTGAGAAGTTGAATATTCTCTTTCAATAGGAGTATCTAATTTATCTGCCACAATTCTAAGGACATCTCCACGATCACCGCCAAGTCTTTTTGCTTGTCTTTCTATTTTTCCTCGATTCATTCTTTTAAATCCTTCGTCTAAAACTTCCCCACACCACTCTTCACTCATATTCATAAGAATTACTTCAGCACCTTCAACAGTTTCGGCATATCCTTCATCAAGAAGGTGTGAAAGGAGGATATCATATTCCTCTTTACTGAGAGCACGTCTTCTAGCAGTAGATGCTCCAAGAGTGCGCCCAAGAGCACCTCCAGCGGCAGTAAGAGCTTGAGTGTGACGTTTAACACCTTTATGAGTAGCAACTCTTGCTTGCCTTGCCAGTCTAGAATCACTTGCTGTATTTAAAGCATCAATTCCAGTTTTAACTGCTTTACCTACAGTTTGAGCGGTTTTTTTAGTCAATTCAATATCCTGCTTGGCTTTCTTAACAGCACCGCCAAGAGCAGCTCCAAGTCTTCCAGCAATTCCCATTCTAGTTTGAGTTGGAGTTGAGGAAGTTGTAGGTTGAGATTTAATAGCAGTTGTTGCGGCTTTTTTTCTAACTACACCAGAAACTCCACCAGAAATACCACCTCTTACGGTTCCACCATATTTTTTAATAGCTGCTTTTGTGGTGCTTTGCGGTCTGCTTCCCTTAGGTCCAACTAAAATTTTATTTTTCTTATCTGCCATTTTTTGGAGGCGAGTTTGAGATGCCTCTTCCAAATAAGACTCATCTACTATTTCATCAACCCAATTAATAAACTCATCTTCTCCAAGCTCTTCAATAAGAATATCAATTCCATACTCATTTAAACCCATCTCATAGAAATACTCAGTAGCAATTTCAACCTCTTCACTAATATACTGAGGTTGATAAACAGAATTATACGCTTCTGAAAGATTGCGAATGTCTTTTGCGTCCATTGTTACAAATACTTTTTAGTTATTTATAAAAAAGAAGCGCCTCGCTGATGGAGACGCTTCTTGAGTGCTTGTCTTCGGGCTTTTGCTTGCCGAAGTGCTTGTGGCTTAAGTTTTCGTTTTTGCTGCTTACCAGAGTTGTGTTGCCAATTTGGAGTGTTCATTGTTCTTAGGCGGATCAGACCACCATACGTGAAAAACCTTTAACTTTCTCAAATTTAAGGACACTTTCAAATTTGTCCTCTAATCCAGTCTTATGAGAGATGACAAAAATATTAGCATCTTTAATCACATAACGAATAATCTTAAGAAATTCATCAGTACCAAATCCATCAAGTGAAGAATCAAACACTTCGTCCATAATCAAAAGATTTGTGTTAACTGAGTTTTTCATTCTCGCAACTTCTCTCCAAGTGAAAAGAAGTGCTAAGTCAATTCTCATTTTTTCACCTTCACTAAAGGAAGCATAAGAGAAATCTTCATGAATTGGAGATTGGATTGTTTCATTAAATTCATCATCAAGAGTAAAGTTAATGTAAAAATCCATCATTTGAAGATAACGATTAACTTGCTGATTCATTAAAGGAAGATATTTTTTAATGATTTTGGTTTTAACTCCACCATCCTTAAGCAAGCTATAAGTAAAATCATAATATCTAATTATGTCTTTTTTAGATATCAATTCTTCATATGTGGTTTTTAAATTATCCTTAAAATCTTCTAACTTTTCATGTTCAGTATTTCTGTTTGCAATGTTTTCGGTAATTGTTTGAATTTCGCGTTCAAGTTCTTTGACTTGTCGTCTACACCCAGAAATCTTGATATTGTTTTGAGAAATGCCATTCGTTAGTTTAGAAATTTCCTTAGATAGGATATTAAATTGACGCTCTCTTTCTTCCTCTTCTTTAATAGCTTCCTCTAACTCCTTGTAGCCAGATTGTAGCTCTTTTGCTTTATTTTGAGCGGTCTCAATTCTATTTATTCTAAATTCATCATCAATAGGCTGTGTACATGTAGGGCATACCGTATTCTCTTTAAAAAATTTATGCTCTTTAGCAATTAAATCAACCTTTTCAGAAAGTTTTCCTTTTAAATTTCCAAGCTTTCGTAGTTTGTCGGCATAGCCAATCAAAGAATCCTGTTCTTTGATTAGGTTATTAAGAGGTTCTTCATTTGATACATTTTCATCATTATAAGAGTCTATTTCAGATATCAACGAATTGATTTTAGCTTGGTTAGATGAAATATTATCTTTTCCGCGATTCTCAAGTTCTTCTATAAAATCATTTTGCATTTTGATTTTATCAAGAAGTGATTCTTTTTTAAGTTCAAGAACTTTAATATCATCTTTAATAAATTTAATCTTCTCTTTCACAATAGAATTCATTGAAGAGAAAATTTTAATGTCAAGAAGATCCTCAATAACCTCCCTCCTTGATGCGCTAGTTAATTGCATAAATGGAACAAAGTTGCTATTACCCAAAATAACAATTTGTGTAAATGACTTAAAGTTCATTTTAAGTACATTTTGCTCCAACCATTTTTGTTGATCATTTGTAGTAGAACTCTGATCTAGCAACTTTGCGTTTTTATAAATTTCAAACACACTTGGCTTTATACCCCTAACAATTTTCCATTCCGTAGATCCAATCAGAAACTCAATTTCAACCTTACAATCCTTTTCGTTAACAGAATTTAAAAGTTGTGGCTTATTAATCTTCCTAAAAGGCTTACCAAAAAGAGAAAAGGTCAAAGCATCAAGAACAGTACTTTTTCCAGCTCCATTAGAACCGATGATTAAAGAGGTTTTATTTTTATCTAATTCAATTTCATTAAATTCCTTTCCAGTGCTTAGAAAATTTTTCCAACGAATTTTTTTAAAAATTATCATCTGTTTCTGGTGGGATCACAATATCATTTGTGGTTATTATAGTATAGCGATGGCCATAAATTTCGCAAGTTTTTACTATTAAATCATCTTCCATTTCTATAGCATGCATTTCCGGATATCCAGATTCTTCCAAAAGCAATCCAAATCTAACCGCATCATCCTCTTCTTCAAAAAGATATAATACCTTATCACCATCGTCATCAATTACAGAATATGCTCCTTCATCCTCCCTTCCACTAATAGTTAAAATATACATTTTAGTCAACCTCACATGCTTCCTGATAAATTGTTTTCATCATAATCTGAAGTTTTGATTTATCAAGGTCAATATCAGAATCAGTTATGTATTTACTAAGAATTGAAAGCGTATCTTCTGCCTCAATTTCATCTTCACTATCATCACTTTGTATTTGAAAATCTTCTACTATTTTAATTTCTTCCGGATTAGCTTGATATAACTTATCAATAAATTTTTCAAACTTTATTAGATTAGTTTTTTTCTTGACAATTACTTTTAAAATTTTATTCTGATATTTTCTGGTATCAAATGTTTGATGATTGGTATCTTCATAATAAATTTTATGAAATAAATTATAAGGATTATCTACATAAAAATGCTCTAAAGTTTCTGTATCAAAGATAGTAAACCCTCTAACGTCATCAACATCACTCCAAAACATTTCATAAGGATTTCCTAAATAATAGATTTTTCCATTATCCGATCTAGTGTGATAGTGTCCCGAGAAGACGAGTTTGAACTTCTCAAATAGTTTGCTATCCAAACCTTCTTCCATGGAGATTGCTTTATTAACTCTAAATCCCTGGAACTCAAGATGCCCCATCGCAACTTGGCAAGATGTATTTTGAATAAGTCTAAAAGTTTCTTCTTCATTTTCAGCGTTAATCCAAGGCAAAAGTAAAATGTTTAAGTCACCTACAGTAATCTCCGTAGGAGAGCTGTAAATATTAATATTTTTATATTCTCTTAAAAGAAGATCGGGAGAATTAATTTTATTAGTATTTTTTAAAGCACAATCATGATTACCAGTAATTAGGTGAACATTATACTTTGAAAGAGGTTCCAATACAACTCTTCTTGTCCAATCAAGACCAGATAAATCAATTGACTTTCTACTATCAAAGGCATCTCCCATATGAATAATAGTGTCTATACCATTTTCCTCTAAAAATGGAAAAAATACATTAGAGTAAAAAGATTCAAAATGATCTTGAAATACTTTGGAAGATTTCCTAGCACACCAATGAGTATCAGTAATTATGGCTACTTTCATTCAATATCTCAACTTACTGTGAACTGCATCTTTAATAGAATTATAATCAGAATAGCTATCCCCATCAATAGATCCGCTAGAATCAAAAACTTCACTATATCCACTTTTTTCAAGAATTTTATTCTTAATCTCTATCTGCCTCTTTTCTTTCTGAATTCTTCTAATAAAAGCATAGTGAATTATTTGAGTAAAATAAGCAAATGGATTCTGAGATTTTTCTGGATCAAAATTGTGAATATACTGAACACAATTTTCAATTCCATCAGAAATCATATCATCCTTAAACATATAATTTACAAAATTTGGTTTAAAGGATAAATGAGTTGCTATTTTTAAGAAACATTCGCCAATATAGTTTGGTATTGGAGGCTTAGGTAAATTTTTACATTGAGAAATTTCAATGTTGTTTCTATATTCAATCAAAGCATGAAGAAATTCCTTGTTATTAACATAATGTACGGATCTCTTTCTTTTTGTCATTACATTTGTGCTAATCATTATATATCTATAAAAACAATCGTTACAGATATAATAGCACCTTATTGAGTATTTGGCAACATTCTAAAAAAGTTGACAGCCCATTGAAAATACAGTAGACTAGCCTTGTCAGGTTTCAAGAAAATATTATATCTTTAAGTTCTTAGAGTACTTTAAGTTCTTTAAGTATCTTTAAATATTTTTTCTAAAAGTTCTTTAGCTTCATCTATAGATCCTATATAACCCATTCTACGATCTATTTTAGAATAATTACTTTTAGATTTATCTATTTGTCTAGTATAAG